CATGACAAAAAGGACATGAAGAAAAAAGACATGGACAAAAAAGACATGAAGAAAGAATCTACTGAAGAAGAAGGTATTTCCGAAGAAGATACAAATGAAGTGGCTGAGGACGAAGAGCAAGTAGACGAAAGTAAACTTGAGATGGCTCCAAAAGCGGACATGGCTGACCATGCTGATCAAAAAGCATCACCAGTTGCTAAACAGCAAAAAGGTGGAATGGCAGTTAAGTCACCAGAAGAGTCAGGAAGACCTGCTCCGAAGGCACAAGACATGGGCGGTACTACAAAGCCTGATATGAAAAAAGTATAATAACTTTTTTGTAAAGGAAATATAGATGAGCTCAGTATATCTAAAAGAGAACTTAACTTTTGACCAAGCAAGAATGGTTACAGAAAGTGCAAATGATGGCAAGGATTTATTCCTTAAAGGCATTTGTATTCAAGGTGGTGTGAAAAATCACAACCAAAGAATTTACCCTGTGGATCAAATTGCTACCGCAGTTACTTCTCTAAATGAACAGATTACTGAGGGTAACTCTGTATTAGGAGAAGTAGACCATCCAGACGATTTAAAAATTAACTTGGATCGAGTATGCCACATGATTACTGAAATGTGGATGGATGGTCCAAATGGTTATGGTAAATTAAAAATTCTCCCAACACCGATGGGTCAACTGGTACGAACAATGCTAGAAAGCGGTGTCAAATTGGGAGTATCAAGTCGCGGAAGCGGCGAAGTCAATGATAACACCGGAGAAGTTTCCGGTTTCGAAATCGTCACAGTAGACGTAGTTGCACAACCAAGTGCACCAAATGCCTACCCAACTGCTATATATGAAGGCTTATTGAACATGAAACATGGACATAAAGTTATTGGTATGGCGGCAGAGGCAAGAAGTGATGCTCGTGTGCAGAAATTTTTAAAAGATGAGGTTGTCAACCTTATCAATGAACTTAAATTAAGGAGTTGACCAAAATGTTTGACGCACTCAAACCATTGCTAGATAGCGGTATAGTCAACGAGGAGACTAAGAACGAAATTCAAAGTGCTTGGGAGTCCAAGTTAAATGAAACTCGTGAAGAGATCCGCGGTGAGTTACGTGATGAATTTTCACGTCGTTATGAGCATGATAAAAATACAATGGTTGAGAGCCTTGATAAAATGGTTAATGAGCAATTAACAGCAGAACTTTCAAAAATTGTGGAAGAGCGTAAAGCACTAGAAGAAGATAGAGTGAAGTTCAATCTTAAAATGAATGAACAAACTGATAAAGTTAAAAACTTTATGTTATCTAAATTAGGTGCTGAGCTTAAAGAACTTAACGATGATCGTAAAGTTCAAGCAGAAACACTTGATAAGTTACAGAAGTTTGTTGTAAAAGCACTTTCAGAAGAGATCGTAGAATTCCATAAGGATAAAGAAGCGGTTGTAGAAACTAGAGTAAAACTAGTTCAGGAAGGCAAAAAACAACTAACACAACTTAAAGAGAAGTTTGTTGAAAGATCAAGTAAATTGGTCAAAGACGCAGTAGTCAAGAATCTCAACAGCGAGTTAACTCAACTTAAAGAAGACATCGAACAAGCACGTCAGAATAACTTCGGACGTAAATTGTTTGAAACTTTTGCGGCAGAATTTGCAACTTCGCATTTGAATGAAAATTCAGAGATTAAGAAGTTACAAGATGAAAAAGCAGAAGTACAAAAACAACTCGATGAAGCAAATCAGAACATCAACGAGAAGTCAACTTTAGTTGAAAGCAAAGATGCTGAAATTCGTAAAATAAATGATCGCATTGTCCGTGGTCAAAAATTAACCGAAATGATGGCGCCTTTGAGTAAGGATCAAAAAGCAGTAATGCAAGACTTACTTGAAAATGTCGTAACAGACAGAATAGAGGCAACATTTAACAAATATTTACCAGCAGTTCTAAAGAACGATGTTAAAGCAGAAACTAAATCAGAAAATGTTTTAACAGAATCTAAAGAAGTAACTGGAAATAAAACCGAAACTGCAAACGCCGACGATGAGGGCAATATCATTGAAATTAAGCGTCTCGCAGGACTAAACTAAAAATAAGGAAACAGAAAAATGTCTGATATTTTAGCAGAAGGTCGTTGGGACAGTACTAAAGAAGCTCTTTTAGAAGGTCTTCAAGGTAACCGTCGCAAGACTATGGGTGTAATCCTTGAAAACACTAAACGCCACTTAACAGAGGCGGCAACTAGTGGCGCTTCGGCGGCAGGTAATGTAGCCCAATTAAACAAAGTAATCTTACCGGTACTTAGACGTGTAATGCCAACAGTTATCGCAAACGAAATCGTTGGTGTACAGCCTATGCAAGGTCCGATTGCACAAATTCACACTTTAAGAGTGAAATATAACCAAGACACTGACCATGCTGGTACACAGTTACAGAAAAATGGTACAGGTGGCGGTAACCTAGTAACAGGTACAAACGCAGAAGCACTTTCTCCGGCGCAAATCGCGGCTGGTTATTCAGGTGTTGACAGTGGTACAAGTGGTGCCGCTGATAGCGTAGGAAACTTAGAAGGTAAGCCAGGTAATGCTTTATCTATCGAAATTCTACGTCAAACAGTTGAAGCAAAAACTAGAAAACTATCTGCAAGATGGACTTTTGAAGCGGCACAAGACGCTCAGTCTCAACAAGGTATCGATGTAGAAGCAGAAATCATGGCGGCATTAGCTCAAGAGATAACTGCTGAGATCGACCAAGAGATCATTGGTTCATTAAAAGCATTAGCGGCGGCTGGTACAGGTTCGGCTTTTGGTGCAAACACAGAAGCATATGACCAAGCGGCAGTAAGTGGTACAGCAACATACGTGGGTGATGAACACGCGGCATTGGCTGTAGCAATTAACAGAGTTGCTAACAAAATCGCACAGAGAACAAGACGTGGCGCAGGTAACTGGGCTGTTGTTTCTCCAACTGCATTAACAATGTTACAAAGTGCATCAACTTCAGCGTTCGCAAGAACAACTGAAGGTACATTTGAAGCACCAACAAATACTAAATTTGTAGGTACTTTAAACAGTGCTATGAGAATCTATGTAGACAGTTATGCGGCTGACACAAGTGCAGTACTTGTTGGTTACAAAGGTTCAAGTGAAGCAGATGCGGCGGCATTCTATTGTCCATATGTTCCACTAATGAGTTCAGGTGTAGTACTTGATCCTGCAACATTAGAGCCACTAGTAGGCTTTATGACACGTTACGGCTACCAACAGTTGACAAATACGTCAAACTCACTTGGTAACGCGGCGGATTACGTAGGTGAAGTAACTATCGCTAACCCAACATTTAGTTAATAGATATTATATCATTAACTTTAATGAATACTAGAAAGGCCCTTCGGGGCCTTTCTTTTTGACTAAATATTTTTATCGTTCATCCTAAAAGGACGGAAGTAGCATAAAGCGAAGGAACGCATTGTAAAACGTTCATCTCATATGAGACGGAAGTAAGCAATAATGCTGAAGGAACGCACTCAACTTTAAAAAGGAGAGTGACAATGAACTACAAAGACTTTGAGTTAGCTCGTAAAAAACGTAAGACTGAAGAATCGCACAAAGCGATTGTAATCAAACAAATAAAAAATAGACAGTCGAGACCACGTGCTAAAGAAAACTACTTTGCAAAGAATAATCCACAACTGCAAGGCATCTAAAATTAAAATATAGTGGCGTATCACGCCACTATATAAATAATACAAATGATCATCCATACAAAGAAAGATGAATTTGCTACTCATATAATAGAAAAGTTGAGTACAACTTCTTACGAAGAATTTTTACCACAAATAGAAAATATTGCAAAAAAGACTTTAGTGTTTAACAATGAAGTTGATTATAATTTTAGACAACAATCTTTAAAAAAATTAGCAGAAGATTTTGATACATTTGATAATATAAAACTGCCTGGATTTCGGACAACTTATTATCCTAACTTTTTAACCATTGTATTAGAAAGCGAATTTATTGATGGCAGATATATAACAAAAGATGATCCTAATACAAAAATTATATATGAAGAATTAATCAATAGAAAAAGTGACTGGACATTTAGCAGTTACAGTTATCATAATTTTATAATAAATGCTAAAAATGAACTATATTATATAGATATTGACGATTATAAAGTAGTATCACAAGAAAAACGTTTACAATTATTTCACAAATTTTACTAAATACAACTGCTTATCGACGTCGATAAGTTTATGGGGAACCAACCCCGTAGTACATAGAACGTAACAAAGGAGAAAACAAATGGGTAGACCACTTAATAAAAGATTATTTACAACTGCGGCGGCAGGTGCTACAGCAGGTGCAAATGAAATCAAAGTTAACTTTCACAACGGTTCAGCCGTAGTTGAAGGTACAATCATTAAACAAACAGGATCTAAAAGATTCAAAGTTGCTGAAACAGGTGCAAATGATGATGTATTCACTTGTACATTAAAGACTGGTATTTTACCAGCGGCTTTAAGTGCAGGCGAAATGAGCATTTCAGTACAAGGTGCAGACGGTGAAACATACGGTGTAAGTAAAATTGCAGGACGTAAATTAACTGTTGCAAAACCAAGTAATACTGGATCAAATGCATTAGACGGATTATCTCTAAAATGGGATTTTGCGGCGGCAAGTGCAGGTAAAGTTCAAGTTGAAGAGGCTGGTGACGATGACGTTGCTAACACTGATGATGACGACTTTACACCAGATGCGTAATCAGTAATAAACACTATAAAAGTTGCCCTTCGGGGCAACTTTTCAATATCATTATATGATGCTAAATATACTATATAAGGTATAATAAAACATGGCAATAAACAAATTAACTAATAGTGATTACAAAATTAAGACCGGAGATGGTACCAATGCCAACATGAACATTGAAACCCATACGGTAACTATTGATGGTAATTTAGTTGTTACAGGATCACAAACCACAGTATCATCTACAGATCTCGCAATTACAGATAACACAATTATTTTAAACAAAGACGAAACAGGTGCAGGTATAACTGCTGGTTCATCAGGTGTTGAAATTGAAAGAGGTACAGTAGATAATGCTACAATACTTTTTAATGAAACTGATGATTCGTTTGAACACAAAATTGGAACTAATTATTCTAAAGTAAGAGGCGGAACGCCAGTAGATGCAAACGACTTAACTACAAAAGATTATGTTGATACACAAGTATCAGGTGGTGGAGCAGTTGTAGACAAAATTAACGAAGGCAATAGTAAAGCAGAAATTTTTGATGACGGTGTAGGCACTAGTAGATTATTTGTTGAAATAGATGGAACTGAAGTACTACAAGCAACTGCAACAAATTTAGAATACGGAAATGTTCGTGTTAGCGGAAACACAATTAGTAATAAAATTACTGGTGAAAATTTAATTTTAGATACTGATGCAGGAGAAATAGGTATTGTAGATCCAGCAAAATTAACTGAACAAAGTTCAGACCCAGCAGGTGCATCAGGCTTTACAAAAGTATATGCTAAAGTACCAGCAGGTGGTGGATCAGGTGTATATGTAGCCAACATAAATACAACTGACGAATTAGTAACAAAATCAAAAGCAATAGTTTTTGGATTAATATTTTAAAGGTAAGTTAAATGGCAATAGCACAAGCACAAGTAGGTACATCAATAGGAACTATCTACACTAGTACAAACAATAGTGCAACAACTGTGATATTCTTTTGTAATACTACAGGTTCTGCGGCAACTGTTTCTGCATATGCAGTGGCTAGTGGCGGTACAGCAGGAGCATCAAATCAAATTATAAAAGACTTAACCATTGCAGGTGGTGATACATATGTTATGAATGCTGAAAAATTAGTATTAGGAAATGCTGATACAATTCAAGCATCATCAGATACAGCATCAGCAATTACGGCTACTGTAAGTTACGTAGGTATTTAATATGGGTATGTTTGCGAAAGACGGATCTAAGTTCCTAAAACGTAGTAGTTTTGGATCAACAAATATAGCAGTCAGTGGAACATCTGATAGACCAACTGATTCAATTACAGGCGATATTCGTTTTAACACAGACAATACAGTTTTAGAATATTATGATGGTAGTGCTTGGAAAGACATTGCCAAATCTGGTAATGTTACTATTAATAAATCAACACCAGTAACTGGTAATGGTATAGATACAGCATTTACTAATTTTTTCACAACTGCACCATCAGATGAAAATAATGTTATCGTAGTAGTTGGTAACGTTATACAAGAACCAGATCAAGCATATACAATTAGCGGAAGAGATATTACATTCGCTAGTCCCCCTCCAAACACACACAGAATATATGCTTTTGAAGGATTAGACTCCACAAACGTCAGTTAATATTTTTTTATATTCTACGCATAAATAACATTATACCCAGGCACACCCGGGAATGAACAGTGGTGTAGGAGATAGAAAAACATGGCTATTGGACGTATATCCGGTGCTATGCTCAAGGCTAATCTTGAGCGATTAGGAACGGATTTAGCATTTGACACAGATTTATTATACCTTGACGTCACCAACGACAGAATTGGTATTAACACTTCTTCTCCAACACAATCTTTACAAGTAGATAATGTAACAATCAACAATTCACAAATTAGAAGTACTAGTGGACCACTAGACTTAGGTGCTCCTGCTGACATAACAATATCTGGCGGAACAAATAATTATGTTTTATCAACAGATGGTGCGGGTGCATTAAGTTGGGTTGATGTTAGTACAGTTAGTTCAGGTGTAACTGGAATGACTACTACTTTAGGAACTCCTACAGATGGTAGTTTAACAACAGATGGTTCATATCTATATTGGACAACATCAACTAAAGTAACTGATGCTATTGATGATTTAAATGAAATAACAGAAAATATTCGTAATAATACATTTGTAAAAAGTGTAGACTTTACTGCAAACGTTACTTCAGGACCAGAAAATACTACAGTAACATTAACTATAACTTCGGTTGGTAATCCAAATAGGTATACAATTAATTGGGGAGATGGAAATACAACTACAGCAACTAGTTCAACTTCTCCTTCACATACATACAGTTCAAACACAGGCAGTCCTTTTACTGTAACTGTCACTGCATTTAATAACAGTGGATCAGGCACAGGTTCAAGTGTACAAAAAGAAAGAACAAGTTACATAACAATTTATGGACCAACTCCTGTTGTAACTTTTGCCGCCTATGCCGCGGCAAGTGGTGGTAGTCCAATAACACAATGGGACGATGGTACTACAGTATATTTTGAAAACACAACTACAAATACAAGTGGTGCAACTATTCAATATACTTGGGCATGGGGCGACGGTTCATCAGATGATGTAATAAGTTCAGACAGTGTAGCAGGTGGTGTAGGTGGTGGAAGACTTGCACATACATTTACTGCTAGTACAGAACAAGAACAAAGTAGAACAGTTACATTAACACTAGATGCTCATGATATAGCATATCCACCAGACATACCAACTAGTGATAATAATACATATAAAATTTATGATACTCATACTCCTGAGGTTGCATTAAGTTCAACTACAGGTATTAATGAACAAGCAACAACTGGACATACTGTTACATTTACAAATAATACAGAAAATACTGTAGGTAATTACAGTACATACGGAATTCAATATCAATACACATGGGGCGATGGAACAACACAAACTGTGAATGCAGGATCAAATGCATCAGGTGACCATGGTAGAACAATAACGCACAAATACGCATTAACAACAACAGAACAAGCAAATGGTACTAATAGAGATTATACAGGTAACTTAAGAGTTATAAGTGACCACTCAAGTAGTCCGTTTGTTACAAGTAACTTTACTGTACATTTAGAACCAGATGTAAGGGCCAACATTTCAGGTACTGCTATTACGGTTAGTGACAAAAGTGGTGATAACCAATATGATGTTTATGACGGAACAGATTATAACGGTGTAAATCGTGCTTTGGTAAGAGTAACTAACACAACGCAAAACGCAGACGACTATGTTTATAATTGGAACGATGGTAGTGCAAACGATACAGTTACTGAAGATGGTTCAAGTAATGGTAGTATAGGTGCACCTATTGACCATGACTTTACTGGAGTATCTCCTGGAAATTATACATTAAACTTTACAGCAAATGGAACTCCAGATATAACAGCACAAACTGATGCAGATAATTTAACTTTCCAAGTTAATGCTGTACCTTCTGCCCCAAGTGGTTTAAGTTCATTTAATATAACACTAGCAGATAGTTATCAAGGAACAAGTCCAAAACTTTGTGCAAACTTTACAGATAACAGTGCATCTAGTCCATTAAGTGCAGGAGCAAGTTTAACAACATCAACAGCAAGACGTTATACAAGTGGTACTATTGATACAAGTTTAGTAAACAATGTTTATGATGGTTTAGCAGGAACACTTACTGCTGATATAAACGGTGCAGATAGTGGTAATAAAACTTTTACAACAGCATTAGGCGAAAACGGAACATTTACGTCACTTGTAGTTAGTGGACAACTAGATGCAAATGATAGTATAGGTAGTAGTTACCCTACAGGTTTTTATCAAACGTTTGATGCAAAAATTACACAAGGACTTACAAGTTATAGTGTAGGAGTAAATGACCAACGTTTAACTCATAGTGCAACAGGTAATACAAATTATGTTTCAGTTGTGCGTGATGATATGACAAATTCACCAACAGTAAATGTTGGTAGTGCTACACTAACTGAAAATAATGCTGGTACATATAGATATATTTCTGGTGTTCCTTATTATAATAGTGGTAGTCCAACATTAACATTAGCAGGTGTAACAATTGACGACTTAACAGGACAAGCATATAGAGATACTTCAAATGTATTTGAAATAGCATCAGGTTCTAATTATGAATCAACATCAGGATCTATAATTAGTACACAATACAAAAGTTATGCAAATATTGATGGAACAATAACAATGTTGTCTGGCGGAATACCACTTGCTAACACAGGTGTTAGTGGTGCATATGCAATAAGCGACCAAACAATTAATATTACATCAAGCAGTGTTCGTGCTTTAGAAGATATTAGAGTTAGAGCATACAACATGAATGGTACAAGCAGTTATGCGACTGTAAGTACTCCAAAGGTTGCTGTACATACAGCCAGCCCAAATGGCGTTACTGAAGAAGATATAAATGTTAGCAACAGTTTAGGAGACGGTACTTTTGTAGATAATGGAAAAAGAATTTTTGATTTCTCAGGTGCAACAACTAATACACCTTCATTTACAAGTTCAACAAATTTTTATACAAATAATTTGTTTACAGGAAATAAAACAGTAGCAGGAACAAAAGAAGCAACAGT